AATCCTCATCTAATTGAAGATAAGTATAATCGAGTCCTTTTTGTTCACATAGACTTTTTGCTTGAACACAATAGCCACATGATGTTTTGCCATAAATTGTAACTGACATTATACTAGTGCCAATCCACCAGAACCAGGTAATGCGATTCCAGTTGTTGCCTCAATTACTTGCTTTTTCAATTCGTCCATTGGCTCTGCGCAGAACATAACTGAATTTTCATTTACCACAATTGGTTCACGAGTAGCATAAGGAACAAATGGTACCATTCCAATTTTACCTTCACCAGCTGGGACCAAAAGAATACCATCCGTTAAGGTATAGAATCCTTTTTCATATTTTACTTTTGCTACAACTTCTTCACCAGTTGTAAGCCTTACGATTTGTACATCACTCATAATTTTTCCTTATTAATTTGTTATTGTGTATATTATAACACAGTTTGATATAAATGTCAATAGTCTTAACTAAAAAAGTCATCGAGAGTATTAACCTTCTCTGCCGACCATCCAACCGCGTCAAGTATTGATTGAATAGGACTCAAGAATACTTTGTCAAACTGAAGTTCAGTATCAACGTAATCATGTAGTCCAAGTTGTTTTGGCAATAGGCCAGGAACCGATATTGCGTTTTCACGAATAGGATTAGGTACCTTTAAATATAATAACTTGACTTTGTCTCCACCTTGGATAGTTTCAAACTTCTTATCAAGTCCTTTCTCTTTAAGGAAGTGGTTATACATCAAGGATCCACGAACATGCATTGGAGTACCTTTTCTGTATATAGAACTTTTGTCTTGGTACTTCTTGAGTTCATTAACACCTGAAGTCTTTGCGATGGCAATAGGATCCAATGTACGAAACAGTTCTTTGAAATCTTTAATGAAATCTTGAGTTGTTTGTTCATCGGTATTCATAATGATCTCAAAACATTTCTTGAGTTTATCACGACAGATCTCAGGAGTAGATGATCTTACTGATTCCAATCCTGTTACCGATACCTTAGGAGTATCGTAATGAACACCTTCAGAGTTCAGCGTATTTAGAATATATCGTTTCTTAGCAACAAAGATTGCTCGGTTAGTAATCTTTTCACGTTTCATTACCATTGCGTTACGATATGTACCTAGATCAGCAGCAAGCTTTTCATAACCATCTTCGATGACTTGTTCAATTTTAGTTGAACAGATTCTATCAAGGAACTCTTCGCCTTTGTCTTTATCAATATCAGTCGTACCAAATACTTCTTTAATCAGAGGACCGAAGTCAACATAGATAGAGTCGGTATCAATATAGATGATATAGTCATGGTCAGTTGTACCTAGAGTTCTATTTAAATAATCGTTAACAGATTTTTCAGCATAACGAATACCTAACTGACCACTTGTTGTAATTGCCTCAGCCATTTCATTAATATAGTATAAGAAATATTTGTTAGCAGTTGCACCATAAAGACTGTTCATGGCAATCTTAATTGACATTTGCGAGTTGTGTAATTGATTGATCTCACGCTTTAATCTTTTCAGTTCAGTTGGATCCTTTTCAACCTCAAACTGCTGTTCAGCTGCAATCATCTGCTTCTTGATAATAGAACGGTTATTATAGTATTCATCAATAATTTCAGGAATGATTCCTTGCTTCTTATTTGAAAAACAAACACCGTTAGCAGCCACTGATACATTAGGACGATCATTCTTATATTCACGATTCAGTACCATGTCCTGAGTCACGTATTCACGATCATTAGGCATATATGTTTCTGGTGACATATTATATTGTAACATCAAGTGAGGATATAGAGAGTTAAGATCGAAAGATACAACCCAAGGATGCATTCCAACTTTAGGATCTTTAACATAACCACCAACAAGATCACCAGCAACCATTCCTGGTCCACCTTTAAGTGGAGGAACAATTTTATCTTTCATCAGTTTACGATATATGGTTGCTTCCCATATACCAACAGTACCAAACGCATCTCCGTAGTTTACACCACCGTCATACGCAACTGTCATAACCAATGCAAGCAATCCTGTCTCTTCTTCGAGACGAGCAATCAGTTGAGTATCTTTTAAATTATAGTCAAGATACAATTGAGGATTCTCTTCCCATAATCCAGTCAGTGAACCATATTCAGTGTAATCAATTTTCTTTTCACCAAGGACGGCGTAAGCAATATGATCTAACTTGTATGATTCTTGAGGACCGTACTTGTAACCAAACTTTTTAAAGCAATCCATATAATCGAGAACAGCAACACCCATAATACGATATGTTGATGCAACCTTACCAAAGATCTCTCGAGAGGTTTGTTTTAATGATTTGTGTGGAGATAAACGTTTTGCAGTTTCTTCACCAAGTAACGCGATGATACGAGTTACGATATATTGAATGTCAAAGTATTCAACGTTCCAACCAGTTACAACATCAGGATAATCAGTTGTCCATAATTTCATAAAGTATTGAAGTAAAGCACGTTCACCATCAATACCATCAAACAATACGAACTGAATCTTGTCCTGAGGAATATCAGTAACAGTTTTAGTCTTGTCATAATCTTTACGACCAAGTACATAATATACATCGTCTCGAGAACTATGATAAGCAATAGACGTAATCGGTTTATCAGCAGTGTCCATATTTGGATAACCATCACTGATGTCAACCTCAATATCAAACGATACGATATTGACCTGACTTACGTCATATGTAATCTTATCAGGATACTCTTCTTGAATAAACTGAGTTACATAATTTGTTGAACCAAACGTCTTCATACCGTGAACACCTTTGTATTCTTCGATGAAGTTCTTTGCTTCTCGCATATCACCAAACTTGTGTGGAGATACAGGTAAGTTACCTTCTAACGAATGGAAACCTTCTGCACCAGACTTTGGAGTATGAACGTATAGAGTAGGCTGAAATGGAACGCGGTACGAGAAACGTTTACCATTTTCGTAACCTCGATGTAAAATATTGTTTCCGTATCTTTCAACGGATGTATAGAATTTAGTCAATGCCATAATGCCTTTTTATATTTGAACAACCATTATATACTAGTTGACGGAGAATGTCAATGGTTATTGTACTAACTCCGAGAAGTTCTTGATTTTCTCAAACTTGAGGTTGTTCTCAAACTTTTCAGCGAACTGATCACCACGATGCGATATCACAAAGATGTTGTCATCGTTATTCAATCCATGTAGTGTTTCAATCAAACTTTCAATACCAACTCCATCCAATGCACCATCGAGTGTTTCGTCAAGTATCAATAGGTTAGTTGAAACGGAGGATCTTAGTTTAGCAACTGATCTCCAAGCCAACATGATTGATAGTGTGATACGTAGTTTCTCACCTTCGGAAAAACTAGCATAGGTGAACTTGTCTCTGAACCTTGAACGTATTACTTCATTAAACTCTTCGTCAAGTTGAAAGTCAACGAACAGATCAAACGCAGCAAGATACTTGTTGATAAGTTTATTAATAACAGGAATGTACTGAGAAATAATCTTTGCCTTGATACCACCGTCTCTCAGTATCAATTGAACAATATTGAGTACCTCATGTTCATCAAGAAGTTCAGTACGACTAACTGTTAGCTTATCTATTCTCTTTTGTAGATTCTCAAGTTTATAAGTATCAATTTCAGCAACTTCCTTTTGAGCATTATCAAGTTCCTTTTTATAACTCATTAGAGCATTCTTGGACATTTTGATTTCAGCTCGGATCTCAGAGATCTTAAAGTTAACTGATTGAATCTGTTCTTCGATTTTTGAGATAGAACCTAAACGAGTCTGATGTTTAGTAAGTACGTCTGCTATTTCAACAAGACCTTTCTCAATACCAGCTTTCTGTTGATTCTTATCTATAATCTGTTCTTGTTTGAAGTCGTGGGCAATACCCTGTTTACATGTTGGGCAATCATCATTGTGTTCGTAGAACGATAGTTCTTTTTCAAACGCAACGCGGTTTCTTTCGAGCTCAGCACGTTTATCAGTTGCATCAGAGAACTTTTGTTTCTCATCAGGTTTATCAGAGATATCATCGTAGAGTACTTTTATAATCTCATCTTGAGAATCAATAGTACTATTCTTAGTTTCTATATCATCGATATGACCACCCATCTTTTCTTTGATCTTATCAACTTCAATAGATTTTAGATTACGTATTGCTTCATCGCTTTCTTCTTGAGATACAATCTTGCTCTCAACCATTTCTATATCGTATTTGTTTTCGTTAATATCAGTCTTGATACTTGACATACGTTCTTTTGCCAATGTACCCATAACAGAGAATACCTGAATATCCAATAGGTCTTCAATAATCTCTCGACGTTGATATGCTCTCAATTCCATAAAAGGAATATAAGTAGCGGAACCAAGTACCACGATTTGATTGAATGCCTTAAAGTTGATACCTAGAATATCGTCTTCGAGGAATCCTTGATAATCTCGAATAGATGCATCTTTATTAATCATTGCACCATTCTTCCATATCTCAAAGAGATTAGGTTTGATACCACGAAGGATTTTGTACTTATCACCACCGGCTGTAAAGTATAATTCTACAATGAGTTCTTTATTATTAATAGAGTTAACAAGCTGTGCTTTGTTGATATTACGAAAAGGTCGGCCGTATAGACCAAATACGAT